ATGGATGAAAAGAGACAAAAAAAAGAAATGGATTTAGAAGTAAATTCCTTTGTTCCTTTATATCAACAACTATATGACAACATAAAAAAACAAATAGCATCTGGCATATATAAACCAGGAGATAAACTTCCATCTGAAGGAGACTTATGTAAAGAATTTAATATAAGTCGTATAACTGTGAGAAATACGACTTTTTTATATAAAATAGCAAAATAACAGTGTTTGAGCAAAAAAAAAGAATGTTTTTTATCGTTTTGCCACCTGTTTGCCACCATAACTTTTTTCGGTGGCAAATTATTGTAAAATGCCCTCCAAAATATCTATTGTTTCACTTTCCATTTTACTTGTAACATGTGAATATGTATCCATAGTGGTTGATAATTGACTATGACCTAATCTTTGTTGTATATATTTTACATTAGCTCCATTTTCTAATAATAATGTGGCATGTGTATGTCGCAAGCAATGAAAATTAAAGTTAATATTTAGTTTCTTGTTAATAGTTCTTATAGCAGCGTCAATATTGTTGTGATTTACAAATGAGCCATCTTTTTTTCTACAAACCCAATCATACTCAGTTTCTTTATACCATTTTCCAATTTTAATTTTTTGTTTTTTTTGATTCAATTTTTCCTCTTTTAATATTCTAGACAAAGTATCACCTATTTTAATATCTCTTATTGATGTTTTTGTCTTAGGTGATGCTAATTCAAATTCTGAAACTTTTCTCTTTATTAAATTTTTTCTAACTTTGATTATATTATTATCTAAATCAACATTATCCCAACAAAGACCTAATATTTCTCCTTTTCTCATGCCTGTATGAAACCCTATAAGTAGAGGAATATAGATATTTGTATTTTTAGGATATATTTCTAGTATTTTATTGAACTCATCTAGTGTTATAGTCTTGTTATCTGACTCATTTTTTACCTTTAAAACATTTTTTGGTATACTGGCATATTGAACAGGATTTTCCTTAATGAGTTTGTAAGGGTAAACAGCAGATTTTAAAGCAGCATTTAATACAACATAAATCGCTTTTAAAACTCCTTTTGTGTAGTGTTTTTCTTCTCCGTTTTGTGTGTATGTCTCTTTTGATTTATTATTTAAAAATTCTTGAATAATAGCTGGATTTATAGATTTTAGCTTACATTTACCAAGTCTAGGTTCTATATGATTTTCAATTAAATTTCTATAACTTTCCTGAGTATTGTATTTGCAATTAAGAAGTACATACTCTTTGTACCAAAAGTTAAGATAGTCTGATAAACTCATATTTGTTTCATCAAACACTATACCAGCATTTTCATATTCATTTATTGCATCACGGAGCGATTTTTCAGCTTCTTTCTTAGTGTTTCCACCAACTCTTTCTACCTTTTTTCTCTTGCCATCTACTATACCTGCATCAAAGTAGTAATACCACTTCTTTCCACGTTTTCTTACGCCGCCTTTCATAAAATTTCTCCTCTCAAAAGCTTTTTTTATGTAATTATATAATAACATATATCAATTTAAATAAAATAAATAAAAAAGACTATAAGAAACAAAGTTTTATGTTTATAATTAATAGTCTTTTTTATTTAGATACATATTTAATGTTTTTTATCACGTGATTCCAGCACTTTTTCTGCCAAATAAACAACTATTTTTTCATACTCAATATCAGTTTCTAAAGAAAAGTCAACAATAGCAGGTATCGTCATATCTCCTGCATATTTATTACCTAACCAATTTTCAATTAATTCCAATTCTTCTTTGCTTAATTCAAATTTTTTCTTTTTATTAAAACTTAAGTTCAATTTATTCACCTCAAATAATATTATATATTAAAAATAGTATTTGATAGAAACATTCGAATTATTTATGTAATTTTCTTTTTTTAATATATTCATCAGCAAAATAATTTACTAAATATTTTTCTTCCAATCCTAAAGCTATTTCTAATTCAATAAGAATAGGGATAGTTAAATCTTTATCCTCATTATTTTCCAACCTAGAAATTTGACTTCTGTGGCAACCAACTCTTTTTGCTAACTCTATTTGTGTTAATTTCTTCTTTTTTCGTAACTCTTTTAACATATATTTAACCTACCTTTTAGATAATTTTATATATGTTAGTTTGTGTAATTTCTTGTAATAAATGTGCAATATTCGCACACTTTTTGTTGGAAATTTGTGCTAGAATGTAGTTAAGAAATAACTTTATCTAGATAAAGCAAAAATAATAGAAGCTATAAAATATAATAATATTTTACAGTTATTTTATAGTTTTAAGCTTTGAAAAAGAGGTGGTTGTAACTATTTTTAAGAACGTATGTTTCGTGGAATTAATAAATAAAATATTTTATAGGGGATGATATATTTGAATAAGACGAAATATTATGATATTTTAAAGTTAAACTTATTAATGAAAAAGTTGAAAGAATTGGATAAAAATAAAATCAATGAATATAAAATAAAAGTGAAAGAAATACATAAAATCAATAAAAAAGAGGAATGATTCCTCTTTTTTATTATATTCATTTTCAGAAATAAACTATTTTTTATTTTTTTCGTCTAGTAAAAATAATTCTGCAACTTTTAATGCTTTTTCTCTTGCGTCTGGGCTTAGCTCGCTAAATATATTAAAAACTTCTTTCATATCTTCGTCAAGATACATATTCTCAATAAGCTCCTTTTCTGTTTTAAAATTTTCAGCATCATAATCTTTTTCGTTTTTATTTATAAATAAGCTATTTCTAACATCAGTTCTTCCTAATAAATAATCTGTAGACACATCAAAATAGTTTGCATATTCTTCTATTGTACTTTTCTTAGGTTCTCTTAAACCATTTTCTATCCTTGATAGTGTAGATTTGTTTATATGTAAATCCTCGCTTAATTTGTCTAGCGAGATGCCTTTTTCTTCTCTCAATTCTTTTATCCTATTCAATTTGCACAACCCCTTTTTATATTAATTCCAAAATAGCAACTTTTATTTATATTATAGCAACAAAATTAATTATTACAATTTTTTTTGCTAAAAAAGCAACAAAAGTATTGACTATAATCACAAAACTTGATATTATATAAATATGAAGTTGCCAAAATAGCAAAAAGGAAGTGATTTAATGTACTTAAATAGATTAGAAGGATTGATGAAGGAAAATAGACACACCCAAAAAAATGTGGCAGATATATTAGGTCTTAGCTCATATGGTTTTAGATTAAAATTAAAAGGAAAAAACGAATTTAAAGCAAGTGAAATAAAAAAGATATCTAAATTATATAATGTATCTGCGGATTATTTTTTTTCAGATGAAGTTGCTAAAATAGCAATAAAAGAAGAAAGGGGCAATAATAATGAAGAATCTAACCATAATCAAGCAAAATAATCAATTTTTAGTTGAAAGTAGAGAAGTAGCAGAATTAATAGAAAAGAAGCACGATAATTTATTAAGAGATATAAGAGGATACAAGAAGATTTTAGAGGACTCATCAAATTTGAGGAGTCAAGATTTCTTTATAGAAAGTACTTATATAAATACTCAAAATAAAATCCAACCTTGCTACTTATTAACTAAAAAAGGTTGCGATATGGTAGCTAATAAAATGACAGGAGAAAAAGGGATTATATTTACAGCAATTTATGTAACTAAGTTTGAAGAAATGGAGCAAGAGTTAAAAGAACAACAACCTAAATTACCAACTACATATAAAGAAGCACTGCAACAGTTATTAATCGAAGTTGAAGAAAAAGAACAACTACAATTAGAAAATCAAGAAAAGGATAAGGTAATCCAGTTACAACAACCAAAAGTACTGTTTGCTGATTCGGTAGCGTCTTCTGACAATTCAATCCTAGTTGGAGAATTAGCAAAATTGCTTAGACAAAATGGAATTGATACAGGACAAAATAGATTATTTGACTGGTTAAGAAATAATGGTTACTTAATAAAACGTAAAGGTGAGGATTACAATACACCAACTCAAAAAAGTGTAGATTTAGGAGTTATAGAAACAAAAGAAGGTACAAGAGTACATCCAGATGGTCATACAAGTATTACTAAAACACCTAAGATTACTGGTAAGGGACAAATATACTTCATTAATAAATTTAAAAGTAGCAAACAATTATCAATGTTAAGTTAAAACATAACAGTACCTTGAAAACTAAATACAGAATATTCAAAAGAGGTGATTGAATTGAAACACGAGCAAACAACGCTTCGTATACCAGAAGACTTGTACAAAGCGTTGATAGATTTAAGTAAGGAAATCGGAATGCCTATTGCATCTATTGTAATAATTGCGTGTTGGTTGTATATATCAAAGATAAATTAACCAATGAGATATGCAAAATGAATGCACAGCATTATTTATTAGAGAATTGACTGATAAATTATTTTCTTTAGCTGTTTTCTCTAGCAACTCTTTTAGGACACCAGGAATCCTAAGAGTAGAACGAACAGTATCATCACTTTTATACGAGATTGATTGAAGTTCATTAACTTTTGAATTTCTAATAATATCATTAATAGCGTATAGAATAAGCGAAGATTTGAGAATGCCTGTTTGATAAGAAATTTTTTCTAAATTTTCATTTAATGGTGTATATATTCTTACAGTAATAGTAGTCATTTTGACACCTCCCTAATGACATTATACAAAAAATATTTAAAAAAGTCTTGACACTAAAATAGTGTCATAATATAATGATTATAGACAGTGAATAAGTGTCATAAGGAGGGAGGAATAAGAATGGAAAAAGTAAGAATGACAGTAAGGCTCGTCCCAAAATTAAATCAATATGTACAGAATATAGCCAAAGAATGTGGAAAAAGTAAAAATTCTATTATTGTGGATGCATGTTGGGAGTTTATTGAGAAAATAAAAAAAGAAAATAAATTCAATGTAGAAAGCGAGGAATAAATATGAATAATCTACAGATATTTGAAAAATTGGAATTTGGTCAAATAAGAATGGTTGAGGTTGATAAGAAACCATATTTTGTTGCAACAGATATAGCTAAATGTTTAGGATATGCAAACACAAGTAAAGCAATAAATGACCATTGTAGGTGGGTAACAAAAAGTTACATACCTCATCCGCAAAATGAAAATAAGATATTAGAAGTAAATACAATACCTGAAAGTGATATGTATAGATTGATTGTAAATAGTAAACTACCAAATGCAGAAAAATTTGAAAGTTGGGTATTTGATGAAGTTTTACCAACAATACGTAAAACTGGAGGATATATACATACAACAGAAGATATGACAGACGACGAAATAATGGCAAGAGCATTACAAGTAGCTCAAAAGACAATAGAAAAGAAAAGCAGAGAGATAGAAGAAAAAGATAAGGTAATTCAGTTACAGCAACCAAAAGTATTGTTTGCTGATGCAGTAGCATCCTCGGATGATTCTATATTAGTTGGAGAACTTGCAAAACTACTTAAGCAAAATGGCATTGATACAGGCGAGAAAAGATTATTTGCATGGCTTAGAGATAATGGTTACTTAATAAAACGTAAGGGTGAAGATTACAATACACCAACTCAAAAGAGTGTTGACTTAAAAATAATGGAAACTAAAAAAAGAGCAATATATAACCCTGACGGAAGTACAAAGATTACTAAAACACCAAAAGTAACAGGCAAAGGTCAAATATACTTTATCAACAAATTGAAATTAGTAAATCAATTATCAATGTTAAGTTAAAATATAACAGCACTTTGAAAACTAAATACAGAATATTTTAAAAAGGAGTGTGTAATTAAATGAAAATTTCATTTGAAAGTGTAGTGAACAATGTAAATAATGAAACGGAATTAATATTATCAAAAGAAGAGTTACAAATAGCTAAAAGGATACTTAATACATTGAATGAAAATGAACAAAGTATCCTTTCCTCAAAAGATATTTTAGATTTTTGCAAAGAAGCTCTTAAATATAATTTAGTACCTACATTTGTTTAAAGACACTGAGGCCATCGCCTTTAGAAAAACTATTATTGACTTCTGAAAGTTTCAAAAAGATTTCATGGTAATGTTTTAAAAGTTCCTCTTCAGAAGAACTTTTAAAATCATATTTTTCCTTAAGAATTTCTAAAGTAAGAGTATGTAATATATCTTTACTGAACTGCATAATATCACCAACTTTCATAAAAAGATATAGGATATATCCTACAAATATAGTATATCAAAGGAGGAAAATAATGGCAATTAATGACAACATAAATAAAATTTTAAAAGATAGAGATTTAAAAGCATGGAAATTAGCAAAAGAAATAGGTGTAGATTCAGGGAATTTATATGCAATTTTAAGAGGAGAAAATAAAAATCCAACTATAGATACATTAATAAAAATAGCCGACTATTTAGACATTACATTAGATGAACTAGTTGGAAGATAAAAATTAAATACAGAATATTTTGAAAAGGAGTGAGTAAATTGGGCAATATATCTAATTTCAATTTAGATAAACAAGAAGATAAAAGTTTTAATGACCTAGATAATATATCAATTTGTTTTTCAGAAGGTATCCGTAAAGTTGTAGAAATGAATTTAAACAACTATAAAAATAAAATCTCAAAGTACTTAAATGAAACTTCGAAAATAGAATTATTAGAACCAAAAGAACTAACAATTGTTATAAGTAAAGGTTATCCCGATTATCTTATGTCTGTTGAAGAAGCAAGTAAAAGATTGAAAATAGATAAAGTATTTGGATATGAGTTAATAAAAAATGGGCTTTTGAAGTCAGTTGATATAGGGGCAACTAAAGTTTCTAGTTATGAATTAGATGATTTTATAACTAGAAATCAAGGAAAAAACATCAAAGAAATGCTTAGAGAAATGAAAGAAATTAGAGAGGGGGTGATTTAGTTGAATGTAAGAGTACTAATAGCTTATGTACAGTTTTGCAATGATAAGCAAATAAAAGCAAGTTTTGAAGGTCTTAGAAAATACAACAGAGATATAGAGTTAGTTAACTTGTATTTACCAAGTAAATTAAAAATTAAGGGGGATTAATCATGAAAAGTTTAACTATAGTAAGAAATGCAGTAGAGCAACAACTAAATAGAGCTAATTTAGAAATAAATAAAAATGAGGAACTTTATACAAAACTTAGAAAAAAAGAAAAAAGAGATGTATTAGATGAAATAGAGTTAAGTAATGCTTTAAGAGAAAAAAGTGTAAATGAAAGATTAAAAATATTTGCTGAGTCATTACTAAAAATTATAGATACACAAATTGAAATAAAAGAATATGAAGAAAGCGAGGATTACAAGATATTTGAATTAATTTCAGAAGAAATTGAAAGAGATAGACCTATAGATATTCAGATATAGAAAAGAGCCATTAGGAGTGGCTCGATTCCAAAATAATATAAAATATAAGCTAATTATAGCACAAACGGAGGGAAATTATGAGTACTTTATATGAATTAACTACAGATTTATTAGAAATAGAAGAAGGTTTAACAGAAACAACAGGAAATGAAGCTGAAAAACTAGAGGAAATAAAAGAAATAATAAAACAAGAGATACAAAATAAAAACACTAGAATAGTGTCAGTAATATTAAACATTGACAGTGATATAAACTCTATAGATTCAGAGATTAAGAGGTTACAAGAGTTAAAGAAGGTTAAGAAGAATACTCTTGATAGATTAAAAAGCAATATAAAAGACTGTATGGAATTACTTGGGACTAAAAAAGTAGAAACAGTTTTAGGAAATATAAGTATAAGAAAGTCAGCAGGTAGCTTAGTCATAGAAGATGAAGAAAAGATACCTGCTATATATAAAACAGTAGAGCAAGTTGTAAAAGTAGATAAGAACACTATTAAAGATTTTATTAAAAAAGGTCATGAGGTTGAAGGTTGCAGGATTGAATATGGAACTACACTAACAATTCCAAAAGCTAAAAAAGAGTAGGTGAGGACCATGGAAATTAATAATATTTACATTAAATTGATGGATGTAAGAGTTAAATTTAGTAAGTTGAATCTAAAGAAAAGTGGAGAAAATAAGTTCGCTAACTTCAAGTATTTTGAGTTAGCAGACTTTCTACCACAAGCAACTGGATTACTTGAAGAAGCTAAGCTATGCCCTATAGTGACCTTTACAAATGAATATGCAACTCTAACATTAATTAATGGGGAAAACCCATCAGAACAGATTGTATTTACTTCTCCCATGAGAGATTTACAACTTAAAGGTTCTAATGAATTACAAGCACTAGGAGGTATAGAAACCTATCAAACTAGATATTTGTACATTCAGTTACTCAACATAACTGAAAGTGACACTTTTGACGCAACTAGTGGCAAAAATGAAGCTAAAAGTAATTCTAACAATAGAATTTTAACAGATAAACAATTAAGTAGGTTATATGCAATAGCAAGTAATGCAAATGTTGATAAAGAAAGTTTGAAAGAAAAAGTATTTAAAAGATTTGGAAAAGAGATAAAAGATTTAACAAAACAAGAGTATGACACTATTTGTAATGCTTATGAAAATAAGCAATAAGGGCAGGTGATATTGTGGGGATTATAAGAGTAAGCAAAGACAAAGATAATCCATATGTAGTTTTAAATAAAACTTGTTTGGAAGATGTGAAATTAAGCTGGCAAGCAAAAGGTTTACATTCATATCTGATTAGTAAGCCCGACCACTGGAAAATCTATGTTAATGATTTATATAAAAGAAGTAAAAATGGGAGGGATGCTACAGCAAATATTTTAAGGGAGCTCATAGAAAATGGATATATAACAAGAACACCTTGTCGAGATTCTAATACTAATAAGATGCTTGGAGGATATGATTATCAAGTATATGAGATACCACTTGAAAATCCTCAGAAGCTAAAATCCCGAAAAACTGATTTCCCGGAAACCGGATTTCCCGGAAACCGGGTTTCTCGGAAACCGGAAAACACGGAAGTAGTAAGTAATGACTTTAAAGTAAATAATGATATTACTACTATTGTTATTAATGAACAATCCAATAAAGACAAAACCACCTACATAAAAAAATACTTTGAAAAATATATAGGTGTGATTACTCCTAATAACTTTATAGAGTTAATGAGTTACTTAGATGATGGAATGGAAGCTGATGTAATTATAAGAGCTATTGATGAAGCAATAGCAAATGGAGTTAAGAATTATAAGTATGTAAAGACAATATTAAATAATTGGATAGAAGCAGGTGTAAAAACTAATTTAGAACTTACAGAGTATCAAAATGAGTTTGAGAGGAAGAAAAAGAATAAACAGGATAAGAAGCAGTCTAATAGTAAAGCTGTGAATACTCCTAATGTGAGTAAAAATAAGTTTCATAACTTCAATGAAACATTTACTCAATATTCACCTGACGAACTAGATGACATAATTAAGAAAAGCCAAAAGGTTAAATTTAAATAAAATTAAACTTCTAGGAAGTAAATATCAATATATTGCTTCCTAGAAAAGGGGAGGTATAAAATGGCGAGAATATATGCACAAAGAAGTGGTTCTTTAAATGAACAAGATAGATTGGAGTTATTAAGATTACTTGGGAAAGCTGGATATACAGTAAAGGTTGCTAGAGAGAAGCAAAATAGCAAGACAACTTATACTTACTTTGTTGAGTATACAGAAGAACAGGAAGAAAAATAGAAGGGGGCTAGTTAAATGAATACAATAACTTTAGTTGGAAGATTAGTTGCAGATGCAGAATTGAAGTACCTTCCAAATTCAGGTACTCCAAAAATAACCTTTTCAATGGCAGTAGATAGAAGGTTTAAAGATAAAAATGGAAATAAAATAACTGATTTTATTCAATGTGAGCAATTAGGAAAACATGTAGAGAATCTAGTGCAATATCTTGTTAAAGCTAAGCCTGTTTATGCTGTTGGAGAGTTAAATATATATAATTACAAAGATGAAAATGGTTGCTGGAAATCTATTACTAAGGTTAATGTAAATGCTTTAGAACTACTTTCTAGTAAAAATGATAATAATGCTAAACAAGAATATGTACCACCAGGATTAGACCCACAAGGTTTTCAAGCAATAGATGATGACGATATACCTTTTTAATTAAGTTAAATAGTCTAGGGAGTGATTATACAATATTACTTCCTAGGAGTTGAAAAATATTGGAGGTCTAAGAGTGAAATATGAGTGTGAGAAAGTGTTCTTAGAATGCGATAAGGGAAGTTTTGAGATAAATGATACAAGAATTGAAGAAGTAACATTCGAGGGTACAGAAATAGACAATCCGTTTGAGAGAGTAAAATATGAAGGGACTTTTACAATAATATCTGGATGGGATTCTTTATTGAGAGATATATTGTGGCTTGAAATGCGGAAAGTCTTAAAAATTATAACAAGAAAAATGATGATGGGGGTATTAGGAATGATAATAATTAGAAGTCAAGATAGATTAGATTTAATGAGAGTTAACAGAGTTGAAATATACGATAAACAAGTATTTGTAATATTTGAAGATGATGTCAAACGAATAGGTGTATATGAAAGTAATGAAAGAGCTATTGAAGTATTAAACAGAATACAGGAGGCTATTATTGCAGGAACTAAGTTTGACATTATAAATAAAGACGGGGTTAGATGCAACAAAGAAAAAGTGTTTGAAATGCCAGTTGAATAAGGAGGGAGCTGAAATGTTAAAGGTTGAAAAATATTTTAATGGTTCTGTTGCAGATAACATATTTGAAGATGATTTGACTCTTAGAAACTACTTAGCACTATATTGTTGTGTTTATGGAGTAAGAAAAAATGGAGAGCTTGTATTTCCAACTTCTGAAAAAATGCTAATAGAGTTTAATGTTGATAAAAATAGAAAAAAGAAAAAGAAAGGTTCAAAGGTAAAGTTGATTAATGCCAAAACTGGTGAAGAAAAAATATTTGATTCTATAGATAGTGCAGCGTGTTTTTTAAGACTACAGAGTCAGGCAGTTTACCAAACAATTAAAAAGAAAACTAAAACAAGAAGTGGCTGGAAAGCTGAATATATTAAGGAGGAATAATGGAAGTTTCAAGGACTGAATACACAATTAAAAGAGCAAAAGAGTTGTATGACAATGGAGAGGACATATTTATTGCTATAGATAAGGCTAGAGAAGAATATGAGGAGATGATTAAAAGTGAGTTTAATTAAGTACAGAGGTTATGATTTTGAGAACGAAAAGTGGATTTATTCAGCAACAATAATGTGGAGTAATATACTTGAATGTTTAGTTATGTTGACAGAGGGTTGCAAATGGCAGAAAGTCTCTAATGTTGGGGTATGCTCTGGAGAATGGGCTAGAAACAATCAAGAAATTTGTGAAGGGGATATATTGAAAGGATATGATAATTCTAGTGATACAAGCCAATATGGAGTTGTAAAAAGAGATTTTAATAGTATTAAGTTATATTTGGAATGGCATTATTTAAAGAAGTTTGAAGGAGAATGGATAGAGCTTATAAATAAAACAGAAATATATCATAGTAGAGATTACAAAGTAATTGGTAATGAATATGAGAATTTAGAGGAAGTCAGAACAGAGTTCTTAGAACGTAAGGAGAGTCTTGAAAATGAATATCTTAGCTAGTGCGATATTAGTAATAGGAAGTTTTATAACTGGTAGAGTTTATGAGTATAGATTGAATCTAAAAGAGTGTGAAAATTGCGACAATAAAAGAGGTGTATAAGAATGGATGATAGATTAGAAATGATAAATGCTTCTGTAAATTATATACAGATGATATGTGAAAGTTCAAATATAGCTATTATAGCAGAGCGAGGAAGAGTTAGAATATTAGATTTAGAAACTAAAGAAAAATATGATTTATTAAAAAATAAACTCGAGGAAATGTTAGAAGAAATATAAGTGAAAATATCTAATTAAGACAGTTTAGAGAGTTACAAAATATCTTTTAGTATAAATTATTGTTGAAGTGTTTTGTGACTCTCAAAAATGAAAATAAGGAGGCGTTGTATTGCTTACATTTTTAGATTTATTCGCAGGGATAGGTGGCTTTAGGCTAGGGATGGAAAAAGCAGGACATAAATGTTTGGGACATTGCGAATATGATAAATTCGCAAATTTAAGTTATAATGCCATGCACAAACCGAAGGAGGATGAATGGTTTGAAAGAGATATTAGAGAAATTAGAACAGAAAATATCCCAAGAGCAGATGTCTGGTGTTTTGGATTCCCATGTCAAGACATTTCTGTTGCAGGGAAACAATTTGGATTCAGAGGAGAACGTTCAAGTTTATTTTTTACAGTTACAAAACTTATTAGAGAACTCAAAGAAGAAGATAGACCCAAGTATTTACTTATTGAAAACGTTAAAAATCTACTTAGTGTTAATGGAGGATTTGATTTCCTCAAAGTTCTCGTTGAACTGGATGAAATCGGCTATGATGCAGAGTGGCAAGTTCTTAATTCTAAAAACTTCGGAGTACCCCAAAATAGAGAACGAATATTCATTGTTGGACATTTTAGAGGACGAAGTACACGAAAAGTATTTCCTATCGAAAGAAAAAGTGGAAAAAATCTTGAGCAACTAAATAATCCAACTCATAGTACAAATAGAATTTATGATGCAGTTGGAATTGCTAGATGTATTAGAAGTCAGGCAGGAGGTGGAGGTGCTAAAACAGGTCTATACTTTATAGACTTAAATAAAAACTCTAAAGTAACAATAAATGCTAGATGCCTTAAAGCAAAATATAATGCAGGTGTGACAAATAGAAATTGTGATAATAGTGGAGTTTTAGTTAATGCAGTTTTAACGCCCGATAGGGTAAATAAAAGACAAAATGGTCGTAGAATTAAAGAAAGCGGAGAAACAATGTTCACATTGACAGCTCAAGATAAACATGGAATTTTGAAAAATGGAGATATAAGAAGGTTAACACCAAAGGAATGCTTTAGGTTGCAAGGATTTCCGGATAAATATTACGAAAGAGCAGCAAGTGTATGCTCAGATAGTCAACTGTATAAGCAAGCAGGAAATGCTGTTACTGCAAATGTTGTATATGAAATAGCAAAAAGAATGGGCTAAAAGTTGCAAAATGTCTTTTAGTATGAATATTTTTGAAGTGTTTTGTAACTCTCAAAAATGAAAATAAGGGGTGGGATAAATGTATGAATATATATTAAGATGGCAAATAGGATTATCGTTAGAAAATAGAAAAATACATTATACATATGGAAGTAAAGAAGCTTTAAGAAAGAAAGCAAAGGCATTGGCTAAAGATGAAAATATAGTACTAATAACTATAGATAAGGTAGATGAAGTTATAAAAAATACTATAAGCGAGAAGATTATAGAACGTTTTGAAAATTTATAAGGGGTGGAATTATGATAATACACAAATTTATAATACATGTTTTAGATAAGAATAGTGATACACCAATATTGAATGATTTTGAAGGTAGGGTTAATCAAGATATGGTCCTATTTTTTCAAAAGAAAATAAGCAAAGTATCAAGAGATAATGACATCAGAACAGCAGTATTTAATAACTATAGTAACAATCTAATTAAGAAGTGTTGTGAACAAATTATTTATGATGAAAGTTCATTTTTAAATAACTCTAAAGAGATTGTAGCTTATTTATTTGATGTTATGAAATTGAATGCTACATTAGAATCTTGCGACTTAGCAATTTGTTTATACTCTCAAAAAGATGAAAAGAAAGTTGCTATATTAAAGCTTGATTACAATAATTCGTATACTCATTCAATTGAGTTTAAAGATGATAAATTTAATATACAGATGTCTAAAAATGAAATTAATATACAAGAGACTAAGACGGTTAAAATTGCTGCTTTGGTTGGATTGAGTGGAATGAATGACAAATATCATCTTAGGGTTTTAGACAAGGATGCAGAGAAGGAAGAAGCTAATTCTAAGTTTGTTACAGAGTTCTTAAATGCCACTAAGATAAAAGATGATAAGTATAAGACTAAGAAGTTCAAAAATACAGCTGAGAATTGGATAACTAATGCTCTTAGTAATGATATAAAACAAGCAGAGGATGTAAGAAGTATATTAAATTATACTTTGAGAGAAAAGCATGAAATTGATATAAATGATTTTGTTGATAAAACAATTAAAGATGATAAGTTAAAAGATAGTTTTAAAGAACATATGGAAGAAAAAGGTCTTGTTGAAGGATTTAGTATAGATAAAAAATGGGTTGATAAAAAGCTTAAAAAGAGAAATATAAAAACTGACAATGGCTTTGAAATAAAAGGTAACTTAACTGATTTTGAGGACCCAATGAAATATACAGTAAGACAAAATCAAAATGGGTCTATAGATATAGTTATTAAGAATGTAACATTTTATGAGGAAAAGTAGGTACTCATGTGACTATTGGCTAGAGAAGGAGAAGTAAATAATAAGAGGATGTAAATTTAAACTAGTTAGGAGGAATAACTTATGAAGATTTTTTTATTGACTATACTGCTAATAATTATTTGTATATTAGCAAATTATGTGAAAAATCGCATATATAAAAAATCTATAAATAATCTAAAATATAAATATTCTGTAGGGGAAAAGATTATATATCATCAAATAAACTGTTACTATAACAGAATGGTTGGTTGTGAAATTTTAGAAAAATGTTATAGTACGAAATTTAGAAAAAGAAATACCCCGCTTTATAAAGTAAAAGCATATGTAGGTGATAACGATACAACATGGGTTATACCAGAGTGGAGAATTGAATGTCTTGCTACGACTTATGGAGAATTTCCTAAATATTAAATAATAAAAATTGGCTGGAGAAGGAGATTGTAAATTATGTTTAACATCTATAAAGTGAAAATAAAGACTAAAAGAACATTGGAGCAGGTAAGAAATCAAAGCGTAGACTTTGAGTATTCAGAAAAAGGATTAAAAAATACTCTGAAATACTATAACTTGATTGATGATTTAAAAGTAATAGTAGTTAAATTTGGAGATGAATATTGTCTAGCTAATTACAATGAAGAAGATAGAAAAATAATAATGGAAGCACATTATCTTTTAGAGCAGGATGAATATACTGGATGTTATATAAATGAATATGAACGATTTAAAAAAGATTGGGAAAATGGTAATTGTGATGGGGAAGCCTGTATGGTATTTTCAGATGATGAAATTGAGATAATTGAGAAGCTAAGGGAGGGTTAAATATGAATAAAAGAATTAAAATGAAAAAAAGATTAATTCATAAAAAGTGTGATGAAAGATGTGTCAACTATGACTTTGTAATTAGCAATAACCTTATAACTTGTAATGTGTGTATAGGATGCAAATACAAAGAAAATATGGATAAAGTATGTGAAGAGAACTATAAGAAATTAAGAAGTAAATAGAATAAAATAGTCAAGGTAAGTTTGTGAATGAAACTAGAATGTTATAGGCTTGACTTATAAAAGGAGTGCGTTAAATGGCTAATATATATTGTGAAAATTATAATTGTAAAAACTACTTTGAAGATATGTGTATGCTTGAAAGAATTGAAATTAATAACTTCAAAGAATGCGAAAGCTATCTTGAAGGTAAAAATGAGCTATATGAATTAGAAAACGGATATACTATACATCCTAAAGATTTGAAAATGGTGAAAAGTAAAGATTATTCTGTTGAAGTTACTCATATTCCAACTGGTATTACAGTAAAATGCCGTTCTACAAATAGTATTTTAAAAAATAAAAATAAGTGTTTGGAAGTTCTAGAAGAAGAACTAACAAAAATAAACTCTCACTTAGAGCTAGAAGATTTACGCTAAATAGGAAGTGAGCTTATGAAACGAAGAAGATGCAGTTGGTGTGGTAAGTTATTTTATCTTGAAGAAAAATCTAAGGATGTTTATTGTTGTAAAGAATGTAGGAAGAAGGCTAAGAAGGTGAAAAAATGAAAGTTTTTCTTGTAATAGATGGAGAACCAGTTGGCAAAGAAAGACCTAGAATGAACTCTATAACTAAAAGGATCTATACACCTAATAAAACTAGAGATTATGAGGAGTTAATAAAATGGCTGTATCAATCTAAAGTGAAGTATCGTTTTACTGGTTATATAAAAATGACTTTAAGATGTTATTACTCTATAGCTAAAAGTAACAGTAAAAAGGTTAAGGAGCAGAAAAGAAATAATGTGTTAAGACCTAGTAAAAAACCCGATATTGACAATGTTGTTAAGATTATAGCTGATTCACTCAATGAGATAGCTTATAAAGATGATACACAGATTGTTGAGGTTGTAGCTAGTAAATACTATAGTGATAAGCCAAGGGTTGAGGTTATATTAGAAGATATTATTTAAGGAGGACTATAAATATGAATGAGATTATGACAAATGAAAATTTAAGAGTTGTAGCAGATGATTTAGTTACAGTTTATGAAACTGATACAGGAGAGAAAATAGTTTTTGCAAGAGAACTACATAATAATTTAGAAGTTAAGAGACAGTTTATAGACTGGATTGAAGATAGAATTAAACAATATGGGTTTAAGGAAAATGAGGATTATTCAGTTTTTCACAAAAATATGAAAAACTCAACTGGTGGGAGACCTTCAAAAGAATATGTATTGAAGCTTGATGTAGCAAAAGAACTTGCTATGGTACAAAACAATAATAAAGGAAGAGAAATAAGAAGATATTTTATAAGATTAGAAAAGTTACTAAATAGAACCTTATCAAATTCACAGCTTAGTCAAATTAATACTATTGTGAATGAATCATTACTTAAGATGGAAGTTAAACATAATATCCAAATAGAGCAACTTAAAAAAGAGTGTTCAGAATATTATAGACCAACCTCTAAAACTAAATATGATATATCTTCTTATATAAAAGAAAGACTAGGTATATCAAAAGTTAATGAAGAATTTGAATTAGTTAAGAAAAGAACTCTATTGGTATTAGGTGCTGACAAATGGGAGGATATCCCGAAAGATGTATTACTTAATTCATTAAACTTAATAGATGAATCAATCAGAATTATAAAATCTGAGAGAAAAACAAATCAAATTAGTTTCTTTGAAAAAGATAATTTCTGTTAATAAAAAGAAAAAAGGAGTGCTTTCACACTCCACTTGTCAAAAATATAAAGCTTTTATCCAAGATTATTATAACATAAACAGGAGTGTGGAAGTATGGATAATAATATCAATAAAAAAGAACTATTTAAAAAAGTAGAAGGTAGACTACATCATTATAAATTTTTAAGTGCAGAAATTAAAAATCTTGAATTAGATATAGAAAGTAGAGAAAATGAGATATTTGGGTGTAAGGCTGTTGGATATGATGAAAAAGTAAGTCCAACATATGCTTTTAATTCAAGTGTGGAGAATGAGATTATAAAAAAAGAAAGAGATATTACTAGATTGAAAAAACTGAAAAAAGATAAGGAAATTGAAAAGAAGAAAATAGAAAATGCACTTACATGCTTAGATATAAGAGAAGAACATTTTTTTAAACTGTTTTACAATAGCAGAATGAAAAATAGTATGGTTTATATATCCTTAGAGATGAACTCAGATAGAAAAACATGTAGATGTGTGAGGGAAAGATTAGTGTATAAAATTATGGATATGCTTTATCCAAGAATTAAGGAAAATGAACTACCATTATTTAAAAATTAGAAAATTCCCCAGTTTTTCCCCAGAAATTCCCACTTTATTCCCTACTTTCTCCCCTTTTTGATTAAAAAAGCATGAGATAATAATATCGTGGAAATAAAGATTTCCCTCTCAAAACTAAATAATTGCTAGGTTAGTTTAAAGGGCTAATCTAGCAATATGAACAGACTAGGCAGGGCGTGAGGACGCTGTAAGTTCAATTCTAACTATGTTCAAAACCTATTAATACACTATATGTAGCAGTTGAATTAAGACTAAAATCTCATACAATTTTATCTTAATTCAGAGTCTAAAAACCGAGTGGGGCTTGGTAACCTCACTCCCATGCAGGTACTGGTGTTTAGTCTAAGTTCGATTCTTAGAACTTGCTCCCTTAAAGAATATGTATCCCCCACTAAAAAGACTTAGATTAATTTCTAGGTCTTTTATATTTTCTAGGTTAAGTTTGTGGTAAAATGTACTAAATGAATTAGGGGTGATAACTATGAAGAAAAATATCTTAGGAGTATTGCTACCATTATTAACAATGATTATAATATTTTTTCTATCATTTGAAAATACAATAACTAATAGTTTAGGATTAAGTGAGATGGATATAAAAGGAATCCTTATTTCAGGTGTAGTATTGTATATACCAGTTTCATTTTTAGTTAATGGTATAATATGTGCTAAAAAACAAATAGATTGGAAAATTCCAGCTTTAATATCACTTTTAGGTTCAGTTGTTATCATGATGTATCTAAGATTTGATAGTACTGAAATGGCATTGTATTTATCATATTATTCTATGTCTTATTGTATTGGATATTGGATAACTAGTGTAATGAAGAAATAAAATTAAAAGATTACTTTTATATATTATGGTAATATGAAAGAAAGTAATTGTTAGGGGGTATAAATATGAAATGTCCTAATTGTGGTAGCGAAAATATAGAACAAGGTATTTCTACAGTTAGTGAATCAGGATTCGTTACATATAGAACTGGTTTAGAATACAATACAAGATTTTCCACTAAGGTATCTAAAACATATTCTGACTTATGCTTAGATTGTGGTGAAATAGTTAGAACTTATATAAAGGGGGAGACTGACAGGAATTGGTGTAAAGATTATAAATAAAAATACATAAGATTTAGACTATCTTTATAGATGGTCTTTTTTATGCAATAAATTAAAAAGATAATGATAAATATGTTATAGGGTTAAGGTTTTGAACTTGTGAAACAGAGTAACAGAACTTAATAGGAATTAGCTTTATTCTTTATTATATGGTATAATGTAGAATAGAGATAAGGAAGTGGTTAGTATAGGAATATTAAAAAGTGCTGAATTAGTTAGAAAGATAGCACAAAGAATTGCTAGAGAAAAAGGAATAAGAGAGCAAGAAGCATGAAATGATGCTGTTACAGAGTACAAGCAAAAACATAGATACTTAGTCTAGAGAATCGTCTTTATAGATGGTCTTTTTTTATGTAGGAAGTTTGTGTAATAAATTAAAAGTAAATGTAAAAAATATTATACAAATATAATAAGATAAGGTAATGTTTTTAAGGAGAAAAAATATGCTCAATCAGTTTAATGAATTTCTTGGTAACTATATAAATATAATTTCTGTAATTGCATCCTTTGCATCAATAGCAGCCTTGATTATATCAATTATAGCTTTTATGGAATCTAATAAACAAGCCAAATTGATATTAAAATATAGAAGAAATAATGAGAATAATATGGCTGGTGATTATTATGAAAATGGCAATGGATATATTAGACTTGATTTAAATAAGATAGATGATAAATCTAATGTTTATGCTGAAATTCGTAGTAACAACTTAGTTGATTTTGTAATAGAAAATAAAAGTAAGATTGTTGCAAAAAGTCCTATATTGAGTTTGAAATTTATTAATATGGAAGTAGATATTGAAGAAAATAATAACTTTGAACAAATAAATAGTGAACTTAGATGGCATCCAAAAGATAATACTACAATTCATAAAGGAATAAATTTTAGAATAGAGCAATTTAATTTTAAAAATTGTGTTATGCTTAAAAAAGAAGCTTATATAGAAGTAGTATTATCAGCTGATAATATGGAAACAAAAGAATTTAGTATACCAATAAAAGCGTATTAAAGAACTCAATAACCAGAGTTCTTTTTTTGTTCCCAAAACGACAAACAAACGAGGTGGTGGTATGAATGAAAAGGCAGATTTAGCCCATGAAGATTACTTAAAAGGGCTTAAGTACAAGGAAATAGCTGAAAAGTATAATGTAAGTTTATCGACTGTAAAATCATGGGCAACTAGATACTGGAAACAAAAAGGTTGCAACCAATCAAAAAAAGTTGCAACCAAAAAGAGAGGTGCACCCATAGGTAATAAAAACGCTACTGGTCCACCAGGTAATAAAAATGCTGAAAAGTTTGGTTTCTTCTCAAAGTATCTACCCGAAGAAACTAGAGAATTGATACAAGAAATATCTATAAAAGATAAATTTGATATTCTTTGGGAGCAAATAACAATCCAATATGCAGCAATAATAAGAGCGCAAAAGATAATGTATGTTAAAGACAAAGAAGAAATGATTAAGGAAATCAAGAAACATGAAAGTACAGAAAATGGAGAGAAGACAGAGTATGAATTTCAATTTGCATGGGATAGGCAAGCATCTTTTCTTAATGCACAGAGTAGAGCAATGAGTGAACTTAGAAGTTTAATTAAACAGTATGATGAAATGATTCATAAGGATTGGAATTTGGCTACAGAGGAGCAGAAAACAAGAGTTGAGAAGTTGAAATGTGAAGTTGATAACCTAAGTAAAGATGACATTGGAGATGATGAGTTGAAAATAAGTGTAGATTATGGTGATAGAAATGATAGTTAGAATAGATTTTAATCCAGATTTCAAGGAAGCCAATTTTACTAAAAAAAGATACAGAGCAATGAAAGGTTCAGCAGGGAGTGGAAAATCTGTTAATGTAGCACAAGACTATATACTAAAGTTAGGAGATAAGAAGTATCAAGGAGCTAATCTATTAGTAGTTAGAAAGTCAGAAGCTACACATAAGTATTCAACGTATGCAGAGCTTACAGGAGCTATAAATCGTATTTATGGTAAACAAGCTGATAAGTATTGGAAAACTACTTTAAATCCTTTAGAAATTAAGAGTAAAGTTACTGGTAACTCTATAATTTTCAGAGGAGTTAATGATGCAAAACAAAGAGAAAAATTAAAATCAATTAACTTCTCGAAAGGAAAATTAACATGGGTTTGGTGTGAAGAAGCTACAGAACTTATGGAAAGTGACATAGACATACTAGATGACCGTTTAAGAGGTATTTTAACTAATCCTAACCTATACTATCAAATGACATTTACATTTAATCCAGTCTCAGCTACTCATTGGATAAAAAGAAAGTATTTGACTATAAAAATGATGATATATTTACTCATCATAGTACTTATCTACAAAATAGATTCATAGATGAGGCTTACTACAGAAGAATGCAAATGAGAAAAGAGCAAGACCCAGAAGGGTACAAAGTCTATGGTCTTGGAGAATGGGGAGAAACTGGTGGAGCAATACTTAAAAATTATGTTATACATGAATTTCCTACAGAATCTGAGTATTTTGACAATATGAGGTTATCACAAGACTTTGGATTTAACCATGCAAATGTAGTACTTAGAATTGGCTTTAAGGATGGAGAGTTATATATATGTAACGAAATATATGCACATGAAATGGATACCTCAGAAATCATAAAGATTGCAAATAGTATAGGTTTAGAAAAGACTCTATTTATGTACTGTGATAGTGCTGAACCAGATAGAATTAAGATGTGGAAGAGTGCAGGATATAAAGCTAAAGGAGTTAAAAAA